CGACCATCGGTCATGCGGGGGAACGTGCAGGGCGAGTAAGGTAGCCTGGTCAGGGCGAAAGAAAGGAGGTGTTGCCTATCGTTCATCGGGCAGGATGGAGAAAAGCGATAACCCCGCACGTCCCCCCGCATAGCCGATGGCCTTCATCGTCATCGCTATGCGTCGCTATTCGGTTCTCAAGCTGCGGTTCGATGCCCACGGCATCCATGGAGGCGCTGGGGAAAGAAAGGGGTGAGAGACCAGCGCCCCCGTGGATGACAGCTCGGACGGTGCGCCCCCTCGATGCGGACACCGCCCGAGCGTCGGGCTACAGCGCGTCCACGACGGCTTTGAGCACTCCCAGCTCGTCCAGGCCGCTCACGTCCATGCGCAGCATGGGCTTCTTGCGCTTGCGGGGGTTGTCGGCGATGTGGACGAGCTGGACGGACTCACCGCGCCCGTCGCCGTAGTAGTCGATGCGGCTGTACTCGGTCGCACCCAGGACGGCGGGTGCCAGCTTGTGGTCTACGTAGCGTTGGATGCGCTTCTGGCGGGCGGTCATCATCGGGCGACCGCCTTGCGCTCATCCGTGATGCCAAGAAGGTAGTCGGAGGAGCACTTGAAGAACTCCGCCGCACTGCGCACGAAATCGGCGGGCATGGAGTCGGGGTCGTTCTCGTACTTCACGATCATCTTCACGGAAACTTTGAGTTCGCTCGCAAGCTCGCCCTGGTTCATGCCGAGACGGACGCGCTCGCTTGCCAGATTCTTGAATGTCATTTCTCACCTCCGAAATAAGGAACCAATTTATTGTCCCTTGTTTGACATTATAACCACGTATTTACCCTTTTCAAGAACTTTTTTAACTGTTGGGGTAATATTTTGGTTATCAGGGCGGATGGGAGAAAGCCATGGAGAACAAAATAGGCGATGCCCGCAGGAGATACGCGGACGAGAACGGTAAGTTTACCCAAGAGGATGCGGCTAACTATTTCGGCGTGAGCCTGTCCACCTACAAGAAATGGGAGCAGGGACAGGGGATGCTGAATGGCTCGCAGCTTCGCGAGATCGCGGCGAAGTACGGCGTGACTTCCGACTACCTTTTGGGGATGACGGACAGGCCGAATGTTCGCCAGGTTTCCGCCACGCCTGAGGAGGCCGAGCTGCTCGCACTGTTCCGATCGATGGACGCAGACGGTCGCGAGAGGCTTATGGAGCAGGCCGAGTTCCTTGCTGCTCGGCACCCGTTAAATAAGGCGCGTGCGGTTTAGAGGTGCCTAGATGAAAGTCAGGTCGTACACCATCCAGCAGCTAAAGAAGGGCCACAAGGCGCGGTGCCGCGATTGGCGCTTCTGGGCTGTGACGGACCATGGGCGCAAGTCGGTCATATGGCACGGCACGTGGACGGACGCCCAGAAGGCGATCCTGGACTGGGTTTCCGAGTTGGAGGGGCTGAACCCCGAAGCGGGGACGTTCGCATCGTACGCGGCATCCTGGCGCTCCTGGCGCGAGGCATCCGGCGACTATGCTCCGAACACCATATCCAACGACGCGCGGAACGTGAAGGCCCTCATGCGCACGGAGCTGGCGGATAAGAACCTCTCCGAGATAACCCCCGCCGACTGCCGCGACGCCCTGGCATGGCTGAAGGCCCACCCCGTCTCGGGCAGGGGCGAGCTGTCCGGCACGACGATGAACAAGCTGGCGCTCGCCCTCGGCTCGATTCTGAAGCAGGCCCGCGACGACGGGCTGATCGTGCGCAGCCCCATGGAGTCCGTTAAGCTGCCGAAGGTGGACACCCGCGAGAAGGACGCCATGACGCCCGCCGAGCTGACGGCGTTCCTCGATGCCGTGGACGAACTCCCCATCGACGGGCGCACGGTCGCGCTCTATCTGATGGCGACGATGGGCCTCCGTCGCGGCGAGGCGCTGGCCCTGCTGGACGCCGACGTGTCCGGCGGCTACGCCAACGTCCACCTCAGCGTGAAGGAGGCGGACGGCTCGGTGTCGGTGCCGAAGTCCCCCGCATCCGTGCGCACAGTGCCCATCCCGAGGCGCACCATGGAGCGCATATCGCTGTGGCGCGAAGTCCGCAAGGCCGCTGGTTTCGGGGATGCCGAGCGCCTTTGCTGCAACACCGAGGGCGGTCTGCTGCTGCCCCAGAACCTCTGGAAGTGGTGGGCGAAGGTGCGCGGCTCCCTCGGATGCGAGGGCATGGGACTGCACCAGCTGCGGCACTCGAACCTGTCCATGATGGCCCGCCACATGTCGCCGTTCGACCTCCAGCGGTACGCCGGGTGGTCCTCGATCGAGCCTGCGAGGGTCTACATCCACGCCGACCTCGACAGCGTTACGAGGGCCGTTTCCGATGCTTGGGCGTGATCTCGATGCACAGAATATGCACAGGTTATTCTCAGTTTGAATAATCGTGAGCTTCTGACCTGCGCTTTTGCGTGGTCGGGGCGACAGGATTCGAACCTGCGACAGACTATGGGCAGGCCTCCCACCTGGGCAAACGCTGTCCAACGCTGTCCAACTGGAAATCGCTGGTTTTTCGGGCTGTCCTGCGAGTTTTCGGCGTTTGCCTGCATTCGCCGATGCACCCGATGCACAGAAAATGCACAGATTCGCTAAGCGGTACGGTCGTATTAAAAGCCCCGCATACGAAAAAAAGCCCCGCCCGACCGAAGCCGAGCGGGGGTTGACAGCCGACCGAGGCCCGACTGCCGATAGTCGATGGCGGAACGCCGAGGATTCGAACCTCGGGGGCCTTGCGGCCCACTCGGCTAGCAACCGAGCGCAATCGTCCTCTCTGCCAGCGTTCCGTGAAGCCCGCATGCTTTCGGGTGGCGGGCACTCACCGCTGTTGGGAGTATATCACTTCCCGATGTACGACCGCCTGAGCGGCTCGCGCATATCCTCCGGCTCGTCCTCCAGCCACATCTCGAACTGCCGCCGCCCCATGACGCACTTCCAATCGTCGATGAGCCAGCTCTCGTTCATGCGCCTGTAGGCGTTGCCGTCGGGCACGTCCTCCGTCTTCCTGATGCGCTTGTTGAACGCCTTCTTCCACCAGCCGTCCCTCTTGACGATGTGGCAGCAGGGCGTCTTCTTGCGGGAGCGTGTCATAGCCCCTCCTTCCTCTAGGTTGCTATGACATCGCCCTCGCCTCCTTCGTCCGACTGCAAGTATAGCGGAGCTACAGGATGGTCACGACTCCGTGTATTGCATTCCGCATTACTTCGGCAGCGCCACCTTGCCAGTGCCGCCGATTCTGACGGTGGACGATTTCACCATGGCACCGCTCTTGCCGTAGCAGTACCACGCGCCGCTCGCGCCCTGCCTGAACCCGACGAACATGCGCCCGTCGCCGCCGAACCAGTAGCGTTTGCCGCCGATGGTCTGCGCGCCCGTGACCATCGCGCCCGACTTGCCGCAGTAGAACTTCGAGCCGTCCCACTCGACCCAGCCCGTGACCATCCAGCCGTCCGCATCGAAGTAGTACCATTCGCCGTCGATGCACTCCCAGCCGTTGGAAGTCCACGACCCGTCCTCGTGGCGGTACCACCACTTGCCCGTCTTGTCGCTCTTTATCCATTGCGCCGTGTTGTTCATCGCCGCCTTCACCGCCTTGACTATCTGGTTCATCCTCGCGTGTATGTACTCGCCCGGGCATCCCGTCGCGGCGTACATCCGATGCTCGGTGAACGTGCCGTCCGTGCCGCCCGTGTAGCTCGGCTCGATGCCGTAGCGCATGCAGATGTCGGCGCACAGCGCGATCATGGAGTTCCACGCCGCGTCGCTGATGGGCCAGTCGCCTCCCGCGTAGCTGTTGGACACCTCCATGGTGACGGCCTGGTTGTCGTTCCAGTACGAGCTGGAAGTCCACGCCGCGTTCTCCTCCTCCACGTAGCACGCTATCGTGCCGTCGTTGCCGATGCCGTAGTTGCTCGACGCCTGCCGCGATGGGTTCTGGAACACGTAGCCGCACTGCTCGGCGGTCATGACCCCCGCCATGTGGTGGATGGTGATTTTCCTGATGCTGTCCGAGCGCGGGAAGTACCCGTTCGGGCTGTGGATGCACTTGCTCGCGAGTGCGCTATGCGTCATGGCCTTCCTCCTTGCCGTTGGACAGCTCGGCCTCCTGCTCGGGCGTCAGCTCTATCTCGTCCATGCTACTCGCCGCCCTCGTCCACCTCGGGCAGTCCCGCCACGCTCGTCAGCAGCGAGAGGATGCCCGCCAGCACCGACGCGCTGCCCACCATCGCCCAGTTCACGTCGCCCATCACGGCGCTCGTGCCGATGGTCGCCACGGCTGTCTGGGCGACCGTCTTGACCGCGCGGACGCCTGCCGCCTTGAGCCACTTCTTCCAGTCTCGTTTCATGGTTAGCCTCCTACATGTTCGCCGCTTGCCGATTGAATATCCGATTGCACTCGCTCTTCGCCGTGCGTATTTCGTCCAGGGCCTCGTCCACGTTCCCGTTGACCCTCTCGCCGTGCGCCTGGTGCAACAGCACCTCGCAGGCGCTCGCCGTGGCGAATACGAGGTCGTACAGGCAGGCGTCGCGCTCCACTCGCTTGCGCTCGCTGTCCTCGGCCCGCTTCGAGCGCACGTCTGCCTTGTGGTTCGCGTGGGCCACGAGCGCCCCGATAAGGGCGACGCCGAGGGCCTCGATGCCGCCCACGATCGCGACGATTATGCTTGCGTCCACTATTCGGCCTCCGCAGGCTCAGGTGCCGCGCCCTCGTGGTGGTAGTACTTGCAATCGAGGACGAAGCCCTCGTCGGTCACGAGCATGACCGTGTGGACGGGGACGGGCGATTTGACCGCCTCCGCGAGCACCTGGTACTCCTTGACCTCGGCGCTCGGGCGGTCCTCGTAGACCCAGTAGTTCGAGCCGATTGCGCCGTCCTGCATCTCGATTACGATGTACTTGCTTGCTGCCATGTCTAGCTCCTTTCGCTATTGCAGTGCCTTGATGAGCGCAGCCACCGTGGTCGCGCTGATGCTCGATGCTGGGATGGACTCCCCCGCCGCGATTGCGGTCGTGACCTTGTAGAGCACGCCGTTGCGGATGAGGTAGTCCCCCACCGCGTAGTTCGCCGATGCCAAACCGTTCTCGATAGGCGCGATTGCGGACAGCGGCATGTCGCGCAGGTCGCTCGCGTCCATCGGGTAGGCGGTGACAGCCGTCGACGGTGCGCTCGTCGGGGCGTCGCCCTCGGGGACAATCCACGCTTCGGAGCCATCTGCTGTGACGCGATAGGTTAGGTCGATAGGCTCAGTGAAAGGCTCGGTTGTGGGCGTGGCGAGAACATACGCGGTATGTGTGCCGTCCGTGCGTACGCTCGAATCGCTTTCATCGCCTGATGCGTAATCGCGGATGCCGATATGCCGCTCGATTCCCTCGCTCGTCATAACATCCTGCGCCGTGCCGATTCCGCGCAACGTCTGCATCGGAAATGCAAGTCCGTTTATTCCAGCGATATTCGCATCGAGCAACCTCGGTGCGCTGTACGGCTTGTAATCGCTGCCGTAAAGTGACTCGAACTCTGCGACGCTCGACGGCTCGTTGCCTGCGCCGAACATTTCGGTGAGGTCGATAAGCATAACATCGTCGCGAACTGACAAGTAATCGCCAGGGACGGGTGTCGACTGGCTGTAGCGGTGGCCTATTCGCAGCGCAGCGCCAGCAGGATTAGATGGTATCACATACGATACTATCCCCGCCAAATGAGTCCATGCGCTCGTATTTAAATTGGTATCGACTACAACCACATTTGTCGTCGCGTTACCGCTGTACAGATTCACATATGCATTAACGCTTCCTTTGGCGAACACCGATACGTAATACTTGTGGGTTGCAACGAAGAAATTATTCATCCATGATTTTTGGGCGATAATACCGAAGAACTGATTCTGCTCCAAATCCTCGGTATAAGTAAGTGCGCCATCGTTGTACGAAAGGCCAGTCGTACCGCCTTTGAGCGAATTCCATCCTACGCTGTTTTTCGAGTATTTTTGCAAAGGCTGGTTCCACACCACGGTATTCCCGCGAATCTCCGCAATCTCGGCAACCCCGTCCGCCGAGGTCGGGCATGCCCTGCTCAGGAACGTCACCTCGCCCGCCTCGCCCAGCACCGTGCGGGATGCGCCTGCGAGCAGTCGGTCGGCTGCACCCGTGAGCGCATCGTCGGCCAGCTTCGCGTGCGTCACAGCGCCGTCCTTGATCATCTCCGTCTCTATCGAGTTGTCGGCTGCAGGAGCGCCCGTATCGCCCTTCGGGCCCTGCGGGCCTTGAGGCCCAGTCTCGCCCTGGATGCCCTGGATGCCCTGCTCGCCCTGCGGCCCTTGAGGGCCAGTCGCGCCAGTATCGCCTCTATCGCCTTTCGCGCCCTTATCGCCCTTCGGGCCTTGAGGGCCTGTGGCTCCCGTAGCTCCCGTATCGCCCTTGTCGCCCTTATCACCCTTGGCTCCCTGCGGCCCTGTAGCGCCCGTGTCGCCTTTGTCTCCCTTGTCGCCTTTGTCGCCCTTCTCGCCGTCCATCACGTCGAACGTCTCCGTTTGCAGGCCGCTCGGCGATTTGTAGGTGATGCCCACGCGGTGGCCGCCCTCGATTTCGTCCACGTCCACCTGCGGGGAGTAGGCGCTGCCGATGTACCCGTCGAGCGTCTGCCTCAGTTCTATCTCTGCCATCTACAGCTCCTTCTCTTCGAGATTTCGCGGCATCCTGAACTCGCTGATGTTGCTCGCCGCGCGGTAGCCGCTGGAGTCCACCACGTTGGTCTGAACCTCCACGATCGCGCCGGGCTTGAAGCCGCCCGACTCGCCCTGCGTCAGCGGCACCTCGTAGCGGTAGCCGCCCTCGACCGCCTCGACGTCCACCTCGCGCGTCAGCTTGCGGTCGCCCTGTCGGAGCGTCGCATACACCCTGCACGCCGTCAGGTCGGCGTCGGTCGCGAGCGTCACGCCGACGGTGGGCGTAGTCCATGTCCTTGCCAATGTCTTTCCTCCCTTTATCCGAAGAATGCGGACTTCGTGAGCAGGGCCTCCACCGTCACGCCGTTGTTGCTGCTGCGCGCTGAACTCGTCGCGTTGTGCAGCGCGACCACGACAGTGCTGCCGCTGATGTAGAATCCCGCGATGTCAACGTTCGCATTGCCCGACGATACGCGCCGAATCGCGGCTATCGTGTAGCCGCTCGGCACGGTAAGCGTCACGGTGACGTTCTGCGTGCCGCCCGCCGCGATGTTGCTGCTCCACGCCTGCGATGCGCTCGCCGTCTTGAAGAGCGCGTCCAGGCCGAGCCACGACCTCATGTCGGCTAGACCCTTGTATCGCAGCCTGCCGCCGTTGGCGAACGCCTGGATGCCAGTGGCGTAAAAGTCCGTGTTGGTGCCAGCGTTCGCCATCGAAGTGAAGTCGAGATTACCGTATACGTTGATGTCTAGCCCGTCAGCCTCTATGTGGAACCCAGCGGGGAAAACCTGGCCACTGCTCGATTTCTCGTTCGCCCGAATATCGATGCGGCCCAGGCTGTCAATTGCAACCCTCGTTTCGTATGTCGGCCCTGATTCATCGAGCGAAACCGTGGACATTAGCGCATCGGTGCCCTTCCCGATGAGGTTTATCCTGTCAGAGCCAGCCCTAATTAGATGGTCGCCAGCGAACTTGAGTTCCGAAATAAGGCCGCTCGTGAACTGGAGAGCTCTGATTAGCAACACTTCGACGGGCTCGCCGTTCACCACGGTGTAGTAATGCGAGCCGTCAGCGTCCGTCTTCTGCCTCAGAGCGCCGTTGGCGTAAATCTTCGCGCCATCCCCTCCGAACTGGGCGGTGATATGCTCGGCGGTGTTGCCCTGCCCGTCGAAGAACGCCACCGCGCTCGCCGTGATGCTCACGAGGTTGTACAGCGCCTTGCGCAGCAGGATGCCCAGCGAGTTCATCAGGATGTTGTGCTCGGTCTCGGCGTTCCCTTCGGCCTCGGTCACGTGGACGCCGTTGCCGTCGTGCCAGAAGTGCTGGTTCGTGGCGTCGGCGACCTTCTGGGCCTCGTCGGCTGCGTCCTGGGCGGACTTCGCGGACTTCGCGGCCTTCCTGGCGCTCTTGATCGCGGCGTTCGCGGTCGTATCGTCGGTCGCGGGCGCGCTGTAGTTCCCGTCGATCACCAACTCGCCGTCGCGCACCGTGCCGCTTACATGCTGCCCGGGCTTCACCTTCGCGGCAGTCCTCGCCGCTGGGGTGTCCACGTCCGAGCCGTCGAGCCGCACGTAGGCCGTGCCGTCGGCGTCCACTCGCGTGACCACTCCTTCTGCGGATGTCCGCTTCGGTGCCGCCTTCGCGATCTTGCCGTCTATCACGCGCTCCAGCGCGTTCGCGGCGTCCATGGAAATGCTCACAGCGGAGCCACCTCCTCCTGCACGGTCACGCCGTGCGTGCATGTGAGTTTCTGGGTTCTGACGCGGTATAGGCCGTCCAGGCCGCGCTCGGGCATCATGCCGCGCACCACGCTGAACGGGTGGACGTTGGGCGCGTATTCCCTCGTGTAGCTGCGAGTGCCGTCCGAATACGAAACCTCGGGCAGCATGGTCGCCGCGCCCGTCCTGTCCAGCGCGATGGCAGGCTCCGTGGGCAGCGGCAGTATCGACACCTCGCCGCGCCCGTCAACCTGCATGCACCAGCCGTACGCCTTCAGCAGCTGCCAGACGGCCTCCAGCACGTTGCTGCCGAGGTCGAACACGTAGCTGCGCGGCATCTCGAAGCCGCCTTGGGCGGTTATCGGCGCGTCGATGTGCGCTGCTAGCAACTCCGCACACCAGGACGCGCCGTCCGCGCCCTTCGGGACGAACGAGCCGTCGGGAAGCACTGCATCCTCGGCAGCAGCCTGATGCAGCACGGACAGGCCGCGCAGCGTGTCCTCGCGGTAGCCCTTGTCGTAGCGGCCCGACTCGCTCTCCAGCCATACCGTCGCGATCGGGACGGCTTCCGACGAGCCGCCCTGCACGGCCTCCATGGTTATTCGGAACCATCCAGGCTCGAATTGTTCGAGCGCCGCGCCAGATACGGTCAGGCTCGCCGTTTCCAGGAGCGGCGCATCGTCCGTGCCGTCGCGGTCGATTTCTATCGTTTCCACGCCGCCGAGCCGTCCGCACGGCCCCCACGTGCGCGGGTCTATGCGCTCGACGCGCCACGAGGACGCGTAGCCCTGAGCGAAGTCCACTGCCATGCGCTACGCCTCCTCGGTCACTTCTACCGCGTCGCCGTTCTCGTCGTACAGAACAGCTCCGTCCCATGCCCAGCCAGCCACAGCCGCGCCGCTGCCGTCGCGCACGGCGTTGTCCGCATCCGCGACGTATAGCGTGGAACTCGCATAGCCGATGAACGTCCACTCGTCCATCGGGAACTGGCCCGCCGCGTCGTACACGATGCCGTTGTGCGCCTCGACCGCGCCGCCGCCCCAAACGGGCTGCACGATGTCGGTCGCCTGCGGCCTGCCCTCGTCGGTCAGGTCGTGCTCGGTCGCGCTCAGGCTGACGCCGACGAGCCCCCCAGCCGCCGAGCGGCTCACGGTTCCTGGCTGTACGTCCGCCGCGTACGCGTTGCCGTCGGGCGTGCGCACGAAAACGCTTCCCGGATACTGGAGCATGGCGCTCAGAAGCTCGCGCTGCTCGGCGTCCTCGAATCTGATCAGGTTGGTCTCGAAGCTGCCCGTCCGCGTGATGCCGCTGTTCCAGTAGGCCTGCGTCGTGCCGTCCGCGTGCTTGCGCACCTCGCCGTCCTTCTGGTAGCCGTCCTCGATTTGCAGGTCGTACGGCAGCTCGATGCTGTCGGTTCCCCAGTCCAGGCGCAGCGAGCGGTTCGCGAGGACGTAGGCCGCATCGTCGGAAACGCACGCGTCGCCGTCTGCGGTGCGCGTCACGGCTATGTAGCGCAGGCCGCTGCCGTCAAGCGTGAACGGGGCGAGCCTGTCCGTGATGGACGTTCCGAAAGGCTGGGCATCCGCTATGCGGCGCTCCCCGTCGATTCCCACGCGGTACAGGTCGAACCTGTCGCCCAGCGCGTAGTCGGCGGGCGCGTCCACTCGCACGGTGGCCGATACGGCCTCCGCGTCGGGCGTGACCGTCACGGTCGGCTGCTGCGCACGGTGCGCCCATGCGACCGTCACGGTGGAACTCGCCGCCGCGCTGCGCAGCCCGGTGGACGCGTCCAGGACGGACACCTCGACGAGGTAGCGCGCGTCTTGATGCAATTCCATGGTCGGCAGGACGATGGACGCCGTGCCGTTCGTCCATTCTGGCGTCAGCTCGCCAGACCACACGGTGTCGCCCGCGTACTGCTGCGGGTCGCCGTAAAGCCCCGTGCCGCTCGACCCCAGCGCCGTGACGCTCACCGATACCGTGTCGCCCGTGTCGCTGGAGACGGACAGCGCCATCGGCTGCGCCGTGATTGTCTCGGCGATTGCCAGCGTGCAGGTCGGCGGCTCCGCGATGACGAACGCCATGTACTCCGACGCCGCCCAGCCGCCGCCCGTGGTCATCTCCACGCGCAGGGTCAGGCTGGCAGCGTCACCGTACTCGGCGGGCGTGATCACGCGGCTTGTCTCGGTTCCCTTGCCGCTGAACCGCGCCTTGCCGGACGTGTCCACCAGCCGCCACTCGGTCTGCGGCGATTCGGTGTCGTACGTCCAGGACAGCACGAGGTTCGAACCCCTGGGCGTGACGCCCGCGCCGCTCAATACGACCGCGCTCGGCGTCGTGTAGGGCGTCGCGATCGCAGGGTCGCTGTACTGCCCGTAGACCATGTTCCCGTCGGAATCGAGGTCGTACGCCCTGGCCTTGAACCAGTACTGCACGCCCTCGTCCAGCCCCTTCACGACGAGCGTGCCGCCCGTGGTGGTGAAGGTGGACGGCTGGTCGGTCGATTCCCACGCATCCGCCGCGTCGGACCACGAGACCTCGTAGCCGTCGTCGTCGGCCTCCTTGCCGGCGATGGTCAGCGTCACGCTGCGCCCGTCGGCGTTCGGCGACGCGTCCGTGATGCGCGCGCGCCCCGTGGAGGTGGACGAGCCGACCCTGTTCAGGCACTTTGCCTGCACGGGCGGGCCGTACGTCGTGTAGCCGTCGTTCACGGCTGCGATTCGGTACCAAGTGTAAAGTCCCTCGTCGCTCACGCCGTCCGCCCACGTGTCGGTCAGCCCCTCGCACTTGCCCGCGTCGGTCTGCACGTCCGTCCACCCGCTCGCAGCCGATGCGCTGGTCGCGTCGGTGGCGGTCGCGGAGTTCTTCAGGCGCTGAAGCGTGACCTCCGCGCTGCCGATGTAGGTCTTTCCGTCCTTCACGCCGCCCGAATCGGTGACGGGGACGCGGACATACGCCGTGGACAGCACGCCCTTGGTCACGTATTGCAGCGACGGAGCGCCGCACGTCGGCGGGTTCGGATGGAAGACGTAGACGGTGTGCGACGCCTTGTCGGAGTCGCCGCGCAGCCCTCGGTTGTAGGCCGTCGCGGTGGCCTTGCGCCACTGGCCCGTGCCGAGGCTGTGCGCGTCCGCAAGCTCGTAGGCTGGCGTGGTCTTCGTCTCGGCGGTGGTCGCCTTCGAGTACTTCGCCTCGCCGTTGACCACCAGCTTCAGGTGCGTGTCGTAGCGTTCCTTCGCGCCGTCCACGTTCTTCGCCGTGTAGCTCGCCGTGAACGTGCCGCTCTGCTCGTCGTACTCGACCTTGACGGTGGGCTTCGCGGGCTTCTCCAGGGTCAGCGACTTGTGGACGAACGGTCCGTAGTGCTTCTTCCTGGATTGCACGTTGTACCCGCGCACCCAGATTTCCGCGTTGACCAGCTTGGCGCTCGTCTCGGGATAGAACTTCTTGCGCGGCAGCGTCTCGGTGTCGGTGGTAGCGGTGTTCTTGCCGGTTCTGTCGTGGCGCACCACGTCGCCCTTGGCCTTCTTCAGCTTCTTCTGCTGCTTGCCAGCGTCGAAGTCCCAGTACCAGTCCAGGCCGTCGAAGCGCACCTTGTTGGACGCGTTATCCTTCTTGCAGGCCGCCGGGACTTCCCACTTCACCGTGAACACGTTCCCGCGTCGGGTCGGCGCGGTCAGCCCCGCGACCTTCTTCTCAAGTTTCGTCACGTTAGGCCTCCATCGCCAGCTTGCGTCCCAGGATGTGCGCGAGGTCTGTCGCCAGCGTGCTAGCGTCCTCGCCCGCGTCGTATTGCAGGTTGACCACGATGGACTGCGCCGCGCCGATGCGCTCTGAGAGCGCCGACGCGAACCTGTCCATCAGCCCGCCGCGCTCTGGCAGCACCATCTCGGGGCCAGCCTCGCCCGCCACGATGAGCTGCGCTCCGTCCACGAAGCCGCCGCTGGCGTAGTAGTTCACCTCGGGGATGGAAACGGTCTCGTCGCCCGCCTTCACGTTTCTGTACGTGATGTGCGGCGTCGGGAAGTAGATGGAGCCGACCGCGCTGGAGATGTCGCTGCCCAGTCCGCTGTAGGCGCTCACGATCTCGTCGGGCTTGCTCTTTATCTCGTTGACCGCGCTGTCCACGGGGCGCTGCATGTTGGTCGCGGTCTCGTTGAAGACGGTTCCCACGTTGGACGAGACGTTCGGGAATGACAGGCTCGCCTTTACCTTGTCGCCAGCCGCCGTCGCCTTGTTGCTCGCCGTTGTCATGGCGGTGTCCACGTTCGAGCTGATGCCGCTGAACGTGCTGGACGTGTTGAGCGCCATGGCCTGCCAGTCGCCGCCCATGGTCTGGACCATCGTGTCGCCGTAGGTGGACACGGTTCCGCTTGCCCACTCCATCGCGCCGCCGATGACATCCGCCGCGCCCTGGAAGAAGCCGCCGATGCCCTCGACTATCGGTCCGAAGGTCGAGGACAGCCACTCGCCGAACGGGGCCAGCACGTTGTCCCACACCCACGAGATGATGTCGGCGACCGTCTGGACTGCCGTCGCGATGGCCTCGAAGCCGACCGCGACCGCGCCGCCCAGGATGTCGCCGAGCGTGGACAGGCCAGGGGATATGGTCTCGATGACCGGGCCGAGCCGCTCGCCGATGCCGCTCGCGATGTTGCCTATCACGTCGATGACGGGCTGGACAGCCGTCGCCAGCGTGGAGAGCGCGCCGCCTATCGTGTCCACGATGCCCGTCAGCGTGTCGAATATCGCCGTGCCCGTGTCCTCGCCGAACGCGGCGACCAGCACGGTCTTGATGGCCTCGCCGATGGGTGCCATCAGCTCTGGCATCTGCGTGGCTATCTCGCCGAGTATGTTGGGCAGCTCCGTGATGATGGTCGCGATGATCGTCCCGAGCCTGGGGATGACGTTGTGCGCCGCCGTCACGATGCTATCCACAAGCTGCTGGGTCTTGCCCTCGAAGTCTGCGTCCTCGCTGCCCAGCGCCGTGAGCCAGTTGTCCCACGCCGCCCTCATCGCGTTCACGCTGCCCTCGATGGTTGACGATGCCTCCTCGGAGGTCGTGCCCGCGATGCCCATCTCCTCCTGCATCACGTGGATGGCGTCGATCACGTCGGCGTAGCTGTCGATGCTGTACTCGACGCCCGCGATCTTGGATGCGTCGGCAAGAAGCCGCTCCATCTCGGACTTCGTGCCGCCGTAGCCGAGCTTCAGGTTGTCGAGCATCGTGTAGTTCTGCTTCGCGAAGCCCTGGTACGCGTTCTGTATGGACGCCATGTCGGTGCCCATCTTGTTCGCGTTGTCGGACATGTCGCGCACGGCGCGGTCTGCCGTCTCGGCGGCCTTCGCCGTGTCGCCGTCGAGCGATTGCAGCAGCGACGCGGAGAAGCCCGTGACGGTCTCCATGTAGGCGTTCGCGGATAGCCCCGCCGTCTTGAACGCCTCGTCCGCGTGCTGCCTGACCGCCGCAGCGGATTCGCCGAACAGCGTCTCGACGCCGCCGACCAACTGCTCGTAGTTCGCGTAGTTGGACAGAGCGCCGCCGATGACCGAGCCGATGCCGCTCGCCGCAGCGTTGGCCGCGCTGAGCACCGCGCTCGACACGATGTTGCCGATGGCGACCGCCTTGGCGCTGATGCCCGCTCCGACGTTCGATGCGATGCCGCTTCCCACCTTCTTGTCGAAGCCCTTGTCGGCCTTCGGGAACACGGAGACGTACGCGCTGCCTATCTCGGTGTTCGGCATTACCTATCACCTCCGTAATACCAATCGTCGAAGTCTGATACTGGGATGGGGTCGCGGCCTATGCGCCTGCCCGCGTCGGAGTCCACGCCCGGGCGCGGTATCGGCCTGGGCTTCTCGGGCTTCGAGTGGCCGCTCTTGACCCGGCTGCACATGAAGTGCCAGTCGAGCGCCTCGACCGCCTCTATGAGCGTCGCGAGGAGGTGCTGCGTGATAGACCAGCCGCCCCGCGCGTCGGTCTCCGCGACGGTCGCCGATTCGAGCGGCAGGTGCCGGACGAACGCAAGGAGCGCCCGTTCGGGCAGCGCGCCGCTCAAATCGTCGAGCGTGTAGCGCGTCATGCGCATCAGGTCGTATTCGAGCGCCTCGCCGTGCTCCGCGACGAACGCGGCAAGGCCTAGCGTTCCCCCATCGTCGGCGTCCCGATCGCCTCGCGCTCGCCGTTCCATGCGTTGACGAGCATGCCGAGGTCGTCGTCGCCTATCTCGTCGATGGCATCTCCGAGGTACTTGCGGAAGAAGTCGAATATCGCCTCTTCCTTGTCCTCCGCCTTGCCCATGGCGACCATCTCCATGCGGTTGAGCGTCAGCGGCACGCGCATCTGCTCGCCGCCGTAGTTGACGGTCAGCGCGGGACGCTCGTCTTTGAGGGTGATCTCCATTAGGCGCTCACCACGCCATCGTCGGTGTAGATGTAGATGCTCTGCCCGTCCGCGTCGGCGTTGCACTTCAGGCGCAGCGCGAGCGAGATGGGCTGGTTGGCCACGAACACCATGTCGCCGTCGGGCTGTGCCTGGGCGTTCGGCACGACGATGCGGATTCGCGCGTCGCCGTCCTTCATGTTGAACGCAAAGCACTTGGGGTCTGCCAGGTGCGCGCCGAGCTTGACCTTGATCTGCTCGCCGTGCTGGGCGGTTGCCGCGACCCTCGTCACATTGTCCTCGCCGAAGATCGCGCACAGCTCCTCGTAGCCCATCTGGATGAAGACGAGCGCGATCTCGCCCGTGTACTCGTCAAGCATGGTGCGCACGGTCGCGCGCGACCAGTCGTGGATGTCGGTCGTGGAGTAGTTCTGGGACAGCGTGATGCCGTCCTCGGAAACGTAACCGCACTTGGAGAATGCGTTGTCGAGCGCCGTCGTCGCGTCGGTAGGCAGCGTCGTGCCGATGGGCGCGAAGTTGACGGCACCCGTGGTAGTGGACTGGTCAGGAGCGCCGACCAGCACCTTCTTTGCGTCGATAGCCATATATGGCCCTCCTTATTCGTCTAGGATGTTGCAGTGCATGTCGAACGCGACCTGCCAGACGTAGTGCCCGTTCTCGTCGCATCCGAGCTGCGTGATGGTCGCGTTCCTGTCCACCGCGTTTATTCGCGGCGATTGCTGCGCCAGCGTGGGCAGCATGCGCGAGAGCGCGAGCGCGACCTGCTCGCCGTTCTCGTCGCTGTCCGTCCATATCTGGATTGCGTAGCGCGGGTTGTCGTGGGGGTACTCGGTGTCGCCGCCGACGCGGTTGACCACTGCATAATCGCCACGGCTGTCAGCTGGCGGGTAGCTGCCTGTCCTCACGCCGAGGAGCGATTCCGTCCACGCCGCGACTGCGGCTAGAGATGACCACATGCGCGGCCTCCTTGTCATTTGAGCGATTTCAACAGCGTGTTGTGCAGGCGGTTCGAGCGCATCGAGTGGATGTCGCCCGTGTAGACGATCGCATGGGCGCGGTTCTTGCCCGGTTGGCCCGGGCTGACCTCGTAGCCGCCCGCCGCGTACATGCCGTTCGCGCGGTCGGCTATCTCCTCGGCGCGAACCGTGCACTCGTGGCACGCGGCGTCGCCGTTCATCAGCTCGCGCATGCCCGCGCGGTTCGGCCTGTAGTCCACGCTAGCCATCGACCGCCTCCAGCTCGACGGGCATGTTCCACGGCGTCGGCGTGTTCTGCGGCATGTAGGGCTTCGGGTCGCCGACGACCCTGTACGGCCCTCCCCACGGGGCGGGGAGCGTCACCTGCGCGCCGCGCAGGCTCCCCGTCCATGTCTTCGGGAAGTGGGCGGTCAGCGCCACCACGACGCCTTCTGGGCGCACGGAATCGAGCTCCGCGCACGCCCCCGGCGTCACCAGCACGGGCGAGACGTCCACGGGCTCGGCGTATGCCTCCACGTCGTTGCCGAACGCGTCGCGGGCATCCCGCACGCGCAGCTCGACGCTCGCGGTGATGCCCTTAATCATCGTCCGGCTCCAATCTGCCGTAGGACGGCCTCGCCATGCCGATGCCGCCGCGCACGATGCCCAGCAGGCGCTTCTCGTCCCGTTTGATGAACAAATCGCCGTACGGGTTGCCCATCGTCGTGGACAGCGAGTAGCCGCCAGCCGCCTGGGTCGCCTGCGTCGCCCCGAACGGGACGGCGAAAGCCGCATCCGAGCCGTCGCCGATCGCGCGGTGAACCATGTCGCGGCAGACGCGGGACAGGCGCGCCGCCATGCTGTCGGTCGGCTCGCAGTAGTCCACGTGCGCCGCATCCATCTCGTCGGCCATGATGCCGGACGCGTCTTCGAGCCAGACGAGAAGCGATTCATCGTCCAGCTCGGTGTTGTACTTGGCGCGGTACTGCGCGACTGTCGCGAATGCCATTTACTGCTCCTTGGGTTTCCTGCTCGCCCGCTTCTTCGCGGGCATCTTCTCCAGCGCCTCCGCGATTCCCAGCTTCGCCAGCTCGCCCACGCGCTCGGGGGATGCGCTGAAACGCTCCCCCCTTGCATGGAACTCGCCCGTCTGGGCGTCGCGGAACGGGCGCAGCGCCCTGGCCTCCATGGCCTACTCCTTGGGCTTCGCTGCGCCCTTGCGCGGCTTCTTCTCTGCGGCCTTGGGCTGCTGCGGCCTGAAGCCTGCCGCGAGCAGCCCTTCGACGGCGTTCTCCGCCGCGTCTACGACCGCGCCGTTAGGCGATACGAGCAGCATTAGGCGCTCGGCACGTCGCCCGTCAGCAGCACGAACTCGGCGGCGTTCTTGACCGCGAACGCGACCTCGATCTCCGCGCGGACGGCGAACATGTTCTGCTGCCAGAGGTTGATGGTGCTGTTGCCGTCGGTCAGCGTCGCCTGGTCGGAGATGGCCATCTTGACGCCCTCGACGGTGCCGTAGACGGCATCGGAGAAGTCGCCAGCGATGCCCTCGATGGCTGCCACGCCGGGCGTGCCTGCGGTGCCTGCCACATGGATGGCCTTGGCAACCTTGACGGGCGCGCCGAGGATGTTGCCGACGGTGTTGGACTGGACGCCGGGCGTGAACAGCGGGCGGTTCTGCCCATCGACGGCTGCGAGCACCTTGCTCTTGCCGACCGGGGACAGCGCAATGCCGTCGAGCACGCCGTTCGCAGCCGCAATTGCGGCGTCAACGGCGATGAACTGGTCGTACAGAGTCGCGTTCTGCCCGGGGTTCAGGCTGATCTTCGTGCAGTTGCCCAGGACATCGAAGCCCGTGCCCGGCGCGGTGGTGCCCATGATGGTGGCGTCGAACTTCGCGGCCAGCGCGTAGGGCAGGCGGCGGATAAGCTCGGCGTACAGGGCGTCGGCGTCGCGCGCGAACTCGGTGGAGAACGGCTCGATGACGGCGAGCTTGTACGGCACGATGGTCTTCTTGCCGAACGTATGGCGGCTCACGGGCTTGGCCTCGGTCTCATCGACCCAATCAGCCACAGGCTCGCCCGTGATGGTCTGGATGGTCACGCCGTTGCCGGGCATCTCGATGCGGCGGGCGAGGCCCATGAATGCGGAGTCTTCGAGGATGGCACCCCAGATCTCGGAGCTGACCTCCTGAGGAAGAGCGACGTTTGTCGTTCCGCGATGGATGTCGATTGCTGGCATTTTCTACCTCTTTCTATTGGTTTCCGTTGACGGCATCGGCGAACAGCTCCGCCGTGCCCTTCTTGCCTGCGGGCGGTTTGGCCTCCCCGAAGTCGGGGACGCTGCCGAACTTTGGCGTGTTGCCCGCGAACGCCTTGATGGCGTCGGCGTGCTCCTCCAGCTCCTCGCGCGTCGTGCCGCGCAGGAGTTCGGCGTCCACGCCCTTCTCCTTGGCGACCTCGGCTCGGAGCGCGGCGACCTCTGCCTCCGCCTTGATGTCGGCGAGCGCCTGCTCGGCCTTCTCGGCCCGCTCCACCGCCTTCTCCAGCTCGGACTTGGACGCCGCCTCGATCTCATCGAGCCGCGCGGCCTTCGCCTTCAGTTCGCTGTAGTCGGCGTGCTTCGCCCTCTCGCGCTTCAGGCGGTCGCCCACGATGGCGTCCACCTCGGCCTGCGTGAAGGTCTTCTCGTTCTCCGCAGATTCGGCGCTCTGCGTGGGCGTCTCGGTTGCCTCGGACATTCCGTCCCCTTTCCCGCCCTTTGGGCGTCGTCATTTCCGTGGGAAGCCCCCACGTGGGCATGAAAAAACCGCCGCGTCTTGCACCGCGACGGCATGAAAAAAGCGCCCCGAGGGACGCTTGATTCCTTAACTTCGTTAACCGCTATCTACCTACGTCTTCGCATTCTCTTTCCCATTTCTTCGTCTTGCGTTTGTAAGAGCAACAGCTTCTTCTCTATGCTCTCGCGCAACTCTTTCGGAACGTCTTCGCTTACGTGCCAGTTAAACGGCTCTTTTACGATGTACTGGTTTTCGGTCTCGGTAAAGACAATGTGCATTACATCCACCTCTTCAGGAAATCGCTGAACGCTTTGGCATATTCGCTGCTTGGGTTGCATTCCATTTCTGCGAAGCCCTCGGCAAACGCCTCGTCGACATTCGTTAGCGCGTACTCGCTGACAGTGTAATCCTTCGTCAAATCAATCAGTTCACTTTTATATCGGTTTAACCCATCGTGATCAATATCGTCGCCGGAGTAAAACCGTTTCCATCTGATTGCCTCGTCCACATTATGCCCGAACTCGTGGGTAACGGCAGAACCATACGTCCCATCGCCTCTGACCATGCCGCGCAGGTTCCTTTCGACGCCCTCGTTGTAGCTCTCGTCCGTGTATCTGTCCACAACGAACTCGACGGTCTTGCGCCTGGAATCGAACCACGTAGGATTCAGGTTCAGTCCGCCGCTCGCTTCCATAAAATACGATTCAGCCGGGTCTCCGAACCTGATGGCGTATCCACCGCCAGATGCCCTCTTGTCCTCCATGACAATCGGGTACTTGTCGAGCAATCTGTCCGTTGTCGTTACGATCTCATCGATTGTCCGTGAATCGACCTTATCCAGCACGCTCGGATCCACCGCAATCCCGCGAGTATTGGCCCACGTTTTCACCGCTTGCCTATCGGTAAATTTGCCTGGGCTGCTTGATTCGAGTTCAGATACCAGCTCGGCTTTTCTACGGGCAAAATCGTCTCGATCGCTTCTGTACTTTTCGCGTGCGGCTTGGTATTCTGCATCATCTGCATAGTCGCTCCGCTTCGGTCTAACGGGCTGCGTTCCGATGTCTTCGACAGCAGATTCGGTTGTTGACCCGACATACTTCTCGGGATGCTTCCACATGTCGTAGTAGCGGTCTGGGTCGTACCCCTCGACCTCCATCCCCGCGAAGCCCTCCACGATGCGGCAGTCGCAGTTCCTATGGTTCGCGTTGAGGGCGGCAAGCTCCGACGAGTACACGAAGCCGCGCGAGGCGAGCATGCAGCAGTACGGGCACGTCGTCGCCCCCGTGGGGATGCGCGCGAACCGCACCTTGCTGCCGAGCTTCTTCGCGTCGCGCCTCCCAAGCGCGGCCATGGTGTCGTTGGCCCCGCGCTCCGAGAAGTACCGCGCCGCATTCGCTATCGCCCTCTTGAACCCGTCCACGTCCCCCGCTTTCAGCTTCTCCACCTGGTAGCGCGGAACATCTCCGACGTGCTCGGGGTCGGGTTCGTACGCGTAATCCGTTTCTGGCAGCTCGACGCCCATGGCGTCCGCGACGATGGCCCGCATGGCGTAGGCCGCGTCGCCAGCCTTCTCGCCGTACTCGGTGCCGACCCTCCGCAGCATCGATATGCAGAACTCGCGCGTCTCGGCCACCGTGGCGTCGGGCCGCTGACCGAACCATGCATCGAGCGCGGACAGCGCAGCCCTCTGGCCCTCGTTTCCGCACTTCTTCACGGCTGCGTTGTATACGTCGAGCGCGCGCCTAGACAGCCTCATCCTCGGCCTCCATGAACATGCTCATAGCGTCCATGCCCCTGTTCCTGCGCTTCTGCGCCTGGATGCGCGCGATGGTCGGCTTGTCCAGGCCCTGCATCTCGTAGAACACGTCCGTGCCCGCGAATGACGCGTCCGCCGCCGCGATCTTGACCGCCCAGTCGCCCATGAGCGCCTGGTTCGGCATGGCGGCTGGCAGGAAGTGTGCCATAACGCCCTTGTCATCGTCCGAGAGCTGCGCGAACGACTGGTTCCGCTTCACGGCCAGCGCCATGAGCGCGATGTCGCGCAAGTCCTCGCCGTTGACCGCGTTCAAGTCCTCGGCGCGCCTTATCAGCTTGTCGTTCTGGGCGTTGAGCGCGTCGGCGCTCGTCGGATTCGCGTCGTTCACCACGCCCGTGTCGGTCACGGACAGGCACGTGGACGCTGCGAACTGCGTGGACAGCATGCGCATCATGTCGATATGCGGCTGGAGCGTGCCCTGCGCGAGCTGCCCGTACTGCGGCACCGTGCCCGTCACCGGGTCTACCGTGCCGACGAGCATCGAGTCGATGTACTTGGCGAACTTCTCGTTGATGAGCGCGTCGTACTGCGCGTCCGTCACGCCCATGAGGTACTTCTGCGGCGACGTGGAGAACTCCAGGCCGACCGTCGCGAGCGTCATCGTGCGGATGTAGGCCCGCGTGAGCGAGCGCACCGAGCGCGTGATGCGGCTCGTGCCGAGCGGCTGGGAGTTCGTCGGCTGGTTGCGCAGCACGGTCGCAAGCGCGCGCCCCATGCCGTTCTCGGCGCGCTCGGCGTACCACGAGTCCTGCGACAGCCCCGTGGACGATATGCGCCGCAGCACCCACGTCGCATCGTCGGTGTAGAGGTTGACGATGCTGGGCTTGAGCCCAATCTGCGTGCGCTCGGTCGCGATGACGGCGAATGCGGCGTCTATCCGCTGCTTCTCGCCGTTCCAGCGCGCCGCGCTCGTCTCGAACGTGTGGAAGCGCACGGAGCAGCCGAACGCCTCGCTCGGCGCGAGCGTCGCGAGGATGCCGCCGTGCTTCAGCTCGTCCACCGTCGCCATGCCGTAAGCCGTCGCCATCCTGTTGTCGCGCACGATGGCGTCCAGCTCGGGCATCGGCTCGCCGTTGGCGTTCACGAAGCCGTCGAAGCGGCTGCGGTCTGCCAGCGCCGTGACCGCCTTCTCGGGCCAGCAGCACGCCATCTCGAAGTTGCGGAGCTTCTGCGGCAGCGCGATGCCCAGGTTGCACTCGCCAGCCGTGATGCGCTGGTCGTAGTAGCGCCCCTTGTCGGCGTTCGCGCTGGCGTGCGCCGCGTATACCTCGCACAGCTCGCCGACGATCGTGCGCTCGGCAGCGGGAAGCCCCGCCGCCTTTTCGATTCCGTCGAATCCGTAGCTCATCCGATTCTCTGCTTTCTATTCGGGTCTCTCTTGGAATTGAGCACCCCCCACAAGGCCAGCGATGCCGCCTCGATGGGTATGGGGTTCTCTCCTCCGAACCCCCAGCCCCCTGCGGAGCCGATTGTCCTGCGGGTGGACGTCACCGCGCTGTCACGCAGGTCGCCCTGCGACGCGCTCCACTCGAACGTCCCCTCGTTCACCATGTCCACGAGCGTCGTGCAGGCCGACACGACCTGCGCCGCGCTCGGCGTGACCACGTAGCCGATGGGCATGCCGCCCAACTTGTCCACGAGCGTCTGGGAGCCCGACTTGCCGTCGATGACGCAGCAGCAGCCGCGCCCCGCGCGCTCGGCTATCCACGACGCGAGCCAGCCGAACCCCAGCGCCATGCTCTCGCGGCGCACCTGGTTGACGAACACGCGCCCGTCGTGCATCCTCGCGGCGCACAGGCTCACCTCGGAGCCGTCCGCGCTGAACTTCACGCCGTAGGCGTCGCGGCCCTCTGTCGGCGGCTCGTCTACGGAGCAGCCTTCGAACTTGTTCGCTGCGATCGCGAACTTCAGAAGGCAGGCCAGCGGCGACCACCATCCCAGATACTCGCGCGCGAAGCCCTCCACGCTCGTCGCGGTGTTTATGGCATCCATCATCACGGACTCGCGGATGCGGTACCCCATTGCGGGGTTCGTCTTGTAGGCGAGCTCCAGGACGTGCGAGCGGTCGCCCTCCATGTCCGGCAGCTCGTAGACCGCCCATTCGAGCCACGCGAAGCCGCATGTGTCGGGGTTCCCGTGCGCGCGGTCGTGCAGCGCCCGGAACACCGTCCCGTTGCACGACGGCCCCGGCGGCGTCCCTATCAGAATCATCTGCGGGTCGCCGCTCTCCGATGCGATCTGCGTCGGCTTCAGGGCGTCCTGCTCGTCCTCCGTCATCTCCTGCGCCTCGTCGATGACGATGATGTCGTACGTCGTGCCGCGCCCGCCGCCGCTGCGGGTCGAGCGCGTGAAGAACTCGATGCAGCCGCCGTTGGTCAGCCAGATGCCCTCGAAGCCGCGCGCCCTCGACACGTCAGCGACCATGGCCTTCAGCTCGTCGTCGCCCTCGAATATCGCGAGGACTTCCTTGAACATCTTGTGCGTCGTCTTCGAGTGGTGCGCCGAGTAGCACACGTTCATGCCCTCGACTGCCGCCTTCTCCACGGAGTAGTTGCGGGCCGAGTAGCTCTTGCCGTTCTGGCGCGGCTTGCTTATGCAGATCGTGCGGTAGGCGAAGTCGCCGTCCTCGTTCCTGGCGCAGAACAGCAGCATCTCGTCCACTTGGCACGGGTATGACGAGTAGCCCATCGAATCGAACCACTCGGCGACCTCCATTCCATCGGTGAACGCGTATTCGATTCTCGTCGAGAACGTCGGCTCCTGGTTGCCGTACCTCATGCGCTCCTGCGCTTCGAGGCGTTGGCTTGCAGCACCGCCAGCTTCGACTTCGCGGCGTTTGCATCGGGGCATTTCTCTATCGCGTCGAGCAGTTCGACCATGCGCTTGATCGCAGGCGCGAAGTCCCTGATGCTGTCCGACGCATCCATGATCTCGGCCATGCGCTCGCCCATCGCGACGAGCGTCTGGCGTCTGTCGCCCGATTTGAATGCTTGTGAAATAGAACCCATGGCTTACCTCCTTGTTTGCGTCTTGCCATGTGGTAAACGCGGAGTAATGTCCTTGGCTGTGCTTGGCGGTTTTTCGCCCGCAGCATACGGCACA